GAGTGCAAGTAACGTCCCAAGTGTCCGTAAACAGACCCCGGAACTGATCATTCCCGCGACGGGAAGTAACAGCGGTAGCAGCAGCCATATCAATCTCCTTAAAAAAGACGCCCCCCAGCTTGTGGCCAGGGGGCTAGTCATTAGGCCGGAACGGCCAGGGCGAAGGCGGCAGAGGCGTTCGAAGCAGTGCTGGTGGCGTTGGTGCGCAGCGCCTTGACACCGTAGATGGTGTCGGCGGTGAACAACGTGCCCAGATATTCCTGCTTGTACTGAGTCTGCGAGCGGATGCCCAGTTGCTCGATCAGCACCATAGCGTCGCGGTGGCCCATCAGGCAGATGCGGTCATTGCCCGAGTTGCCAGCGCCGTTGTCGGCGTTGGTGGAGGCGAAGACGGCCATGCCGTACAGTTGACCGATTTCGCCGTTGCGGATCGCATCGCCGTTGCCGATGAAGGCTTGCTCGGTGTAGCGGGCCAGACCCATCAGGGTGTTACGGCTAGACGGGGGGATCAGGAAGAAACGGCCGTCCATAGGAACGTCGTTGTCGTCCAGGCGCTGGATGGTGCGGCGGATAGCGGCATCAGTCAGAGCGGCAGCGTTGGAGCTGGTGCTGTTGTAAGCAGTGGTGCCATCAGAGCCGATGAAGGCCTTGGTGGTGGTGTTGCTGGTGGCGTAGTCGTCGGTGCCAACGGTAGCGCCGTTGAAAGCGCGGCCCAGTTGAACCAGATCGGTGTCGATACGACGAGCCAGAGCGTAACCAGCGTCTTCCGTGTAGAAAGAACGCAGCGAGGTCAGAGCCTGGACTTCGACGATGTCTTCGATCAGCCGGCTGTACTCGTAGTGCTTGTTGATGAGCACTTGGATGTTGCTGTCGGATTCAGCGATCAGGGTCACCGAGTCGGTAGCAGCCTTGGCGTTGGCGGTGCCACGAGCGGGCGACGGGATGTTGACGGTGTCACCCTTCTTGCCCTTGAAGTTCATGCGCTTGACGAGGTTCGCCAGAACGAGGTTCTTCTTATAGGCGGCAATGATTTCATCCGACCAAATTTCGGGGATGAAGTTCGCTGCGGAGGTAACGGTAACGCTATTAGTCGGGGAAAAGGCGGTGTTTGCCATAGTTCAAATCTCCAAAAAAGAATGGGTTTAACGAACCCGGCCCTCTGCGTACGCTTTCATGATCTCATCACTGAGCGATTCGTAGCGGCCAGGGTCAGTCATCTTGAGCCGGATGAGGTCTGCGCGTCGGTAGACTCGCTTTGAGCTTTCACCAGAGCCACCCACATCAACAGTCGCGGTTTTCAGATTTTGCTTCCTGACTGCCTCACCGGCATCTTCAGTCTGCTTGGTCTTAACGCCACGGATCTGCTTGTAGGTTGACAGCAGTTCATTGGCCGAGTCGAAATCAAACTCGCTATCGGCTTTCGCATAGAGGCCAACCCGAATCGGTGAGCTTTTCACCCAGGCTGCAAACTCAGGGTCTTGAACCAACTGAGCGTAGTCGGGGTGCTCTTGCGAGAGCTTTTGCTGAGTCTGCATCCTGCGAAAGTCAGCGGCGGCTTGCCGCGCTGCCAGAACATCAGGGTGCTTCTCTACGGTCTTTAGAACAGCTTTCTTTGGATCCTCAAAGAAATCTACCTCAGGTTCGATCTCTTCCTTAGGTTGTTGCTTAGAACTGAGACTCTGCTTGAGCAGCTCATCTGCGAGTTTTCGCACCTCGCCCACTTCCTGGGCTTGTTTGCCAATCAGCTTTTCAGCCTCTTGGTGCATGCGAATGACCTCTTCCAGACTCTTTGCCCGGTATTTCTCCGGGAGTTCTGGCGCTGCGGCCTTGGTTTCCTCGACTTCGATTTCGCTGGGCGGGTTCTGCTCTTCGTCAATCAACATATTTGGTTCCTGCCAATCTGGTTGTAGGAGATTCAACTCGGCTTTCATGCTTATGAGTTGGCTTTGCGCTCTGCGTTCAACTTCTCCATGTGTTTGCGCTCAAACCGCCCGTATTCGGACGGAAAGTGCCCAGACCACCCTTCGAGTTTGAACGCTGGAGCGCTCATGATGCGTGTTGCATTTTTACCACACGCGCACTGAACGCTGCCCGTCTCATAAACGGTCAGACGCTCAATTATTTGCCCGCATTCGCAGGCGAATTCATACATTGGCATTTAAGTCCTCAAATGCGCGTTCGCTGATCTGCTTGAGATTTCTCAGCCATAGCAAGATTGACAATTCGCCCTTGCGAAATTGTAAGGCGTTGCCGTCCTCAATCGTAGAAATATTGTTTAGCGATTCCAGCATCTTGTCAACATCTTCTATCAGGTCTAACCAGCCCTGCTGGGAGAACATGCTAAATCGTTCTTCGTAATATTTCTGGAGTTCAGGGGTCATGCCATTGCCTGTCGGAGGATAAAGATGATGATGACGCCAATGATGATGACAGCGATGGCGCCGCCGATGATTTGAGCGGCCAAAAGGCGCTGGGCGACCAGATTCTTCCTTGCAATTTTGGATTCGCGTTCCGCTTTTTCCCTGGCTTGGCGAATCTTGGCTCGCTCGATCAGCATCTGCTCCCAGAGTTCGGGGTACCCCCCGTACACCAGTTGATGCTTGAGCTGCTCTTCCATCTCACGCAACTGATTGGCCTGCATGACGATCTCCATTGCCTTGCCCGTATCTGACTGGCCCTTCTTACCGGCATCGTTAGCAGCCTTTTGGACAGCGTCTTTGGCATCAAAAAAGCGACCAAACTCACCGACAAGACCCTGGATGTCTTTGCCGAGTTTGATTGCCTTTTGGATGCCTGCGACAGCAGCCTGGGCGGTGGCGAATGCGGTGATCGGATCTATCACATAAGCACCCAGATGCCGAGCTTGATCAGCCCGATCAGCGATCCGACCAGCAAAGCAGCGACGGCAAAGCCAAGTATGAAGTCAAGCATCATCCTTTTCCTTTTTCGCAATCTTTAGGTGCTGGTGTTTGTACCAGATGTTTACGATCAAACCGATGACAGCGATGATCAAGCCGCCAAACGCCGCAATCTCATTGGCAGTCAGGCCGAAATAGACGGCGCTGGCGCTGCCGCCGTACTGTGCGGTGGTTGCTACTTTGACGACTTCGACGCTCATGGCTTACTCCTCGGCGGGCAATGGTTGGTTGCCTTCTTCCAGCCACTTCAGGTACTGCTGGTAGTCCGTGTTGTCGGGGTCGAAGGGGATGCTCCAGCCGTCTGTGGTACGAACAACAGAAAAGCTCTCGCCGTATGCACTTTTAATTAATTTGTACATATTAAAGCTCCGCACTCCATTCGGTAAACGCCGTTGTTGAATTGTTAGATACGATAACGGTCGCATAACCTACTGTTCCACCAGAACCATTAATTTGTATATTCCCACCAGATGCAGATGTTGCCCCCGAATCAATTACAAATGAAGAAAATGTAATACCTGTAGGAACAGCAAACGAGCCGCCGCTATTGAATGATGGGGCGGAACGCATAAAAACAGGAAAAGGTTTAAATGCGTATGCAATATTTGAGCTAGCTACGTATCCTACGCCATGATTGGTGAATAAGCTGCCGTTGTATCTGATGTAATACCGTTGACACGCCGCAAACTCGCGCCCATAGTCGCGGCGCTCAAACGGCGAGGCGACAGAGCCAGCTTCAAGCTGGACGCCGGTGATGTAGAAGGTGGCTCCGTTGGTACCGACGACGCTGGTTGCGCCGGTTGCGGTGATCAGATTGCTGCCCGCCCAAGAGCCTGCGGTGCCGCTATAGGTTGAGCCAACGCCAAGGCCAAAGTTTAGCCGCAGCCCCGTGCTATTCGTCTTTTCCCAGGTTCCCGTGGTATCCCCGGCCACGGTGACTGTCTTTTGCTCCCAAGTATTGGCCGCGCTGATGGTGTAGGTGAATGGGTAGGAGCGGTTGTTAGCATTGTTCTGCAATGACCCGCCAAACGTGCCGGTCAGTGACGAACGAACCCAAAAAGAAATTGTGAAGGTTGCCGCTCCGGCAGCGCCAAGACCAAAGTCGGCAACGTTGTAGCCTTCTATCATCTGGTAGATCATGTAGTAATCACCAGAACCAACAGAAAAAGCAGATTGGCTAGTTACCCCAAGGTAATTCGTAAAGCCTGCCGGAGGAGTGACAGAACCAGCGTTTTGCTGTGCGATCAGCTTGCCAGTAGTGCTCTGGCTGACTGCCCAGCGGTCTAAGGTGTAGCCGCTAATCGTGTTGGCCGTAGCCGCACCAGCATTGCGCTGGTCTATAGCCATCCCGCCGTTCAGAATCCGATTTCTGAAGCCCATTGACCCCGTGGGTGCGGCCACGCCGTACAGGACGGCATTGCTGGTGCCGTTGGCGTCGTTGATTGTGTTGACTTTTAAGTTAGACATTAGAGGTGCCCTCTAGTGCGGCCTTGATCTCATCCGTGGTAGCCGCAGCGTCAATCTCAGACTGGATCGCAGCGTACTTCTCACGAATGGCCTGACGAGCAGTTTCAGCCGCAACCGCTTCAGACGGAATGGTAGCCTTCAGATCGTAGGGCTTGAACTCTTGCTCCCGAGCAGCACGGCGCATGTCGTGGCCGATGGCCTTGGCTTTGTCGATGTTGATTACGATGCCCATGTCCAGGCTCCACGGAATGTTCTGTCAGACGGAATCTCGGAGACATCTACGATCTCGTAAGGCTTGCCTGCGGGAATATCTTTCATTGCCGCTTCAACAGACTCAGCTGGAATGATGACCGCCACGCCGCCATCGTCAGTAGGGTAAATGATGCGTTGGTTCATGGTGAGTCCTTAGCGAAAGATGGCGACATACACGTAAACTGGGTCATACCTTGCAGCCGCATTACCTTCAAAGGTATAGATATCAACCGACCCTGCCTGTGGGGTCGTGTATGTTGTCGCCATCCCGCCCCAATTTTGTTCCTGCAAACTGGCAGTAAAAGCGTAGTTGCCGTCGGGCATAGCATTAGAAAAATTAACTCGGTAGTTGCCTGTGTTGAAGTCCGTGATGCTCGACACGTTCCCGCTCGCCCGAATCGCCACAGTGCCCGTGCCGTTAAAGTTCACCCAAGCCCGACAAGCATAGACCGGCGCAGAGCCAGAAGCATTGAACTGCGACAGAGTGGATTCAGCCGTGGCGATGGTGCCCGTGTTATCCGGCAGCGTCAGCGTCCGATCCGTATTGCTGTTCGGTGCGGCCACCGTGAAGATGCCCGTGCCGCTGGCGTTGCCTTGAATTTTTACGAGGCTCACAGAGCACCGCCTTTCGGGTACTTGTCTTTCACGGCTTGCAGACGAGCAGCCATGTCAGCAGGGAACACGCCCGCATGGAAAAGGGCATCTAGCTGATCGCCAATTGATGGATACTCCGCAGCGCGGGCCTCTCGATATTTTTCAGCCTCCATTGCGGCGAACTCGGCTTCGATCTGTTCAGGCGTCGGTTGCGGGACATCTGTAGAGTGCCACTCAATCTGGTCGCCACGAATGACGTACTGTGCAGTCGGGGCAAGGCGCGCAAGCGCTTTTGCAAGTTGGCTCATATAATCTCCACCGCCAAGATGGTTGGCGCTTGCCCATTACCCGTTTCGCCATAAGTGAACGAACCGCTTCCTTGATAAGCCTTTGTGGTGTAAGTGTAAGTACCTGCCCCTATGCCAGAATCGATGAAGCAAAGCGCGAATGGAGAGTTTACTGAGCTACCGCCAGCGTTTTCATGGATGATATACTTCCCGATTGCGGTGCTGCCCCGGTAGATTTGCAAGTAATGCCATCCTCCAGATTGATTTGGGTTGCCGTCGCCAGTGCTCACAAGCAGTACAGGTTTGCCCGTGGTGGTGATCGTACAGGAGGCAATTGTTGTGGGAGTAGCCGTATTGACCGTCACCGCTGTGGCGTCCGACACGTTATAAGCAAGCGTTTGATCGCCAGAAATGTACTTTCCGTCTACGCGCAGATTGACTGAAAAGTCACCGCCTGAAGGGCCAGGATATCCGTGAATTCGGAATTCAGTCTGCGGCCCGTTTGCCGTATTGTTGAGGACAGTGATCGTCGGATAGTTATCCCAGTCGCGCGATAAGTTACCCTTCCACACATCCACATCCAGCGTACCGTTGGCGTTAGCGACCAGCTTGTTGCCCCCGCTTGCGGTGAGCGCGACTTGATCCGCAGCAGGAAACGTGATGCCCGTGTTGCTATCGTTTCCCTGCAAGGCGGGAGAACTGGCAGATCCATCGACGCCAGAAATCCCAGTAGTGCCGTTAAGTACGAGGGTCATACCACCGTCCAAGTAGATCCAGAAGAAACCGTCACAGTGATACCGGAGTTCACGGTCACCGGGCCAAACGAGCCGCCATTGTCACCCGAAGCAATCGTGTAGTTCTCGGAGATGGTCTGCGAGTTCACCACGATGCCATTGCTAGCGCGCGGCACAGTGGCCGACAGCTCGCCCGTGCTGGGCTTGTAGAGCAGCTTGGCGTTGCCCGTATAGATCGTCGTGAGCGATCCGCTCGTCGCGTTGGCAAAGAGCGGGTACAGGTTCGTGCTGGTCGAAGTGTCGTTCGACGCCGTCACGCCAGCCGTGGCCCAGGAGGTGTTCGTGCCGTCCGTAGTCAGGTACTTGCCCGAGTTGCTGGTCTGGCTAGGGGCCAGGGCATTGAAAGCCGCATTGGCCGTGGTCTGGCCCGTGCCGCCATTGGCAATCGGCAGCGTGCCGCTGACCTGAGTGGTCAGGCTCACGCCAGAAAGTGTGCCGCCTAGTGTCAGGTTTCCGCTGGAAGTGACCGTGCCAGACAGGCTAATGCCGTTGACGGTGCCTGTGCCGCCTACTGAAGTAACGGTGCCGGTGTACTGGTCATTCGACGTAACCGTAAAGCTCGGATACGTCCCACTAATGCTCGTAGTACCCGCGCCCGTGAGCGATACGGTTTGATCTGGCGCACTGTTGGTGATGGTGAAGTTGGGATACGTTCCAGAGGTGCTGATGCCCGTGCCAGCAGTGAGAGCCACCGTCTGATCCGGGGCGCTGTTAGTGATCGTGATCGAGCCAGCGCCCTCAGTGATACTAATGCCAGTACCGTCAGTCAGGTTGGCGTTCTTCCACACGCCATCGAAGGCGTCATAGATGAGCGTATTGCCGGACGCCAAAGTTCCAAACCGCACGTTGCCATCAGTTGCGCCAAGCGCGGAGCCGAACGTCGGGCGCACAAACAGCACGCCGTTACTGGTGCCAACATGCACCACCGCTGCGATTGTGGCAATAGCGTTGGGAGTGTTTGGCTTAGTAGCGGTGAGGCCACCTGTTACCGCCGGGTCGTAGTAGAGAATCTGGCCTTGAGTGAACGCGGACGTATTGACGCCTTTAACCTCGCCAAACTCGTAGACCGTAATCCAGTCGTTTGTCGATCCACTCTCGCCCGCTACGCCAAGAAGGTAATTCGACTGCTCAAACGTCAGCCCTGTAGCCGGTGCAGCGGTCAGGCCACCGCTGGCGCCCAAGGTGCCGGTAAACATCAGCACTTGACCCTTGGTGGCCGCAGCGGTGAGTTTGACCCGGTAGAAAATCTCATGCCCGACGTGCTGGATCACACTGCCGTTCATCTGGAACGCAAGCGTCTGGTACTGATCGTCGTCGGTGTAGTACAGCTTGCCTGTAGCATCGGTGACCGTCGCCGTCGTATCAAACTGGATGAAGTCGGGCGACGAGATGCCGCCCGTGATCCCCGTCATCGAAGTAATGTTGTCGTTTGCGCCAGCAATGGCCCAGCTCTGGTCAATTTTCTGCCAGACGGAACCGTTGAAAATCAGCCAATCGCCGGCTTGCCAGTCGGTGATGCCGTTGAGGTTCGTGCTACCGGCCACCGAGACGACGTAGTAGTAGCCATTGGTGCCCGTGCTGGAGGCCAGCGTCGGGGTGTTGGTCGAAGCGTTCCAAGTACCCTGATAGGACAGGCCACCAGCCACATCGGCCCAGGCCAAATCAGTTCCGTCAGTGGTGAGGAACTTACCCGCATTGCCCGTCTGGCTGGGGATCAGGTTGTTGATCTGGGTCTGCAATGATGCCAGCGCATCAAGCACTGACTGAGAAGTGCCACCACCGTTGGTAATGACCTTGATCTTCTCAGCCAGATCAGGGGCGACCACTTCGCCCACGTTGATCGTGCGTCCCGAGGACAGGCTGATGATGAGCGAACCGTCAAAGTCGATGTGCGCGTCGGTGACCGAGACACCGTCTACACCGTCTTGGCCGTCCACACCATTGCGGCCATCAGCACCCTTCGGCCCCATCGGGCCAGTGGAGCCATCCCGACCCGCACGACCGTCGCGGCCATTGGTGCCGTCGCGTCCGTCTTTGCCGTCCTTGATGGAGGCAACGCGCTGCTCAATCTTGTTGCCCACTTCATCGTAGCGAGACTTGATGTCTGACTCGATCTTCTTGAGCGCCTCAATCACCAGACGAGCCTGCTCGCCAACCTTTTGCTTTTGCAGCTCGCGGCTCTTGGCCATCGTGCCGCGAATGGACTCCAGAACAGCCTTTTGCTGCTCCGGGGTCATGCCCTGGAGGATTAGCTGTTTAGCGAGGCTTTCAACGTCCATTGCCCAGCTCCTTGGTCAGCTCGTCCAAGAAGTCTTGCTCCATACCGCTGACCTTGTTTTGCTTCTCGGCCATCTGAAGCTCTACGATCTTGGACTTATTCTTGATGTCCGCTTCCTTGAGCATCAGCTCTGCGATCTTCACGCGCTTATCAAACTCCTGCGACTCAGCGCCAGCAGGCAAGTTCTTGGTGGTCGATGCGATCACCTTGGCCTGCACTTCCTGTGGCATCAGTTGCGCCTCGGTCATCAGCTTGGTAGCCTCTGCCCGGTTCTGCTCGGCTTGCGTCGTCTGCACCGCGATCTGAGCCTGGGCCGCTTGCAGTGCGAGCTGCTGCTTGGCCATCTCCATCTGCTGCGCCTCGGGATTGGGCTGGGCCATCTGCTCCAGAGCACCGATGAGTTCGTAGCGGTTGGTGAGACTGCTGTTGGTCAAGATGCCCTTGAGCAGCAGCGGCAGCACCGGAGTGTTCGGGCCGAGCGTTTGCAGCAGGCCAATGAACTGTTGCTGCTCGTACTCGCGAGCGATGATGCCCAGCGTTGCCGTCGGGATGAACTTCATATCCACCGACGGATAGCGCTCGGGATCGAACTGCATGTAGCGGAACGCCGCCTTCTGGATGAACGGAATCAGGAAGTCTTCCTGGAAGTTCACCAGCGTGCGCTTGTACTTCTTGATGATCGTGGCCACTGCCATCGACATGCCACCCGCATCACGCGCCGCTTGGCTCACCATGCCTTGACTGTCGAGCGTGCCCGTCGATTGCAGCAGCATGCGCTCGAAGTCCTTGGCCGTGGCAAGGTTCGCACCGTCGGTGTTGCCAAACTTGAACGGGAACAGAATCTCGTTGGGGTTGCCGTTCGTCAGGATCGCCTTGCCCGGCTTAACCTCAAACTTCGCACCGCGAGGCAGGCGCGTGGCATCCATCGCCATCATGGGGGCGGTGGTCAGCGCCAGCGAGTCAAGGTGGCTACGCACCTCGGCATCAATGGCCTTTTGCATGTTGTAGGCCTTCTCGACCGTACCGCGCCCCAGCAAACGGTTGGGCACCGTATCATCTTGATAGGACAGCACAGGGCGATCCTTCATCATGTACGGATTCTCTTCGGCCTTCAGGAGATAACCTTCGTTGGCGATGACGACAATGGCTTCCACCAGATCGCTGTACTCATCGGCCACCGAATCATCGGGAAAGAGGTCTTCGACTTCGTTTTCTTCCGCAGCCTTCAAGTACTCACGCGGCACCAGACCGTAATACGTCAAGAGACGAACCTTGTCGCTCTCGTACTGGCTGATTTCCTGCGTCGGCTCGAGATCAGTGTCCTCACCAGCGGGCTGGATGTTCACTTTGCGGTAGATCCCGCGCTCCATGCCCTCAACCACCTTGTGGATCGAGACATACTTCTCGATTGCCACGCCCATGCAGTCGTCAACGCTCGTGCCGTTGGGGTCAAACAGGAAGTTCTTGGGGTTGACCGGCACAATCTTCACCGCAACGCGGGGCTTTTCGATCACACCGATGGCCGCTTGCCCCATCTGGCCAGGAATCGCCTGCGTAGCGGGGACAAACGTCTTTTCGGTCTTGACAACGATCTCGCCAATGCCCGTGCCGTAGATTTCGGCCATCAATTCGATCTGGTCGATGGATTTGCGGATCTTGTCCTGCTTGAAATCCTCCATCAACTGGGCTTTGAGCATCTCAACATCCAACGGGTTGCCGTCGATGTCCTTGAGATCGTCCTCAATGTCGAAAAACTCGCCCTGGCCGAAGATCGCTTCCATGATCTCCGCATGCCGAGTCTCAACGGCCTGCTGCGTGGCCGGTGTCACCAGCTTGGAGCGCTCAGATTCGCGCATCTTGTCCTCCGCCGCCCACTGGCCACGGAAGATGCGCTCATATTCCAGATACGCGGGCAGGAAGTTGGTGTCGCGCCAGTCGCGCCAGCGGTCGCAGTGATCCGTAACGAATGCTAGAAGCTCCTTGTCACCCTCGGTAGGTTCGTAGAATTCGTTAGGTTCCATAGTCA